GTCCCCATAAAACAGAATTGAAAATGTATACTCCAGATGGCAAGTTGCTTGTCTGGATTCACATCCTTTTATATTTGGTGATTTCCAACCTGGAAGAGGTCAGTGCCGTGTCCAAGTTGTCGACAGCGCTCCCCCACATGAGGCAGGTCTGTAATAATCTCGCTTCCCAGTTTCCGAGCTGCACCTCGCAAATTGGCTCTAGCTCGTACCTTGCCATGGCCGGGGAAACGGACGCGAGCATGTCCGTGGTCTCGGGACTGGGCTACTCCTATTCCACGGGCGTGTTCTTCTTTTCGCGAGTGTACAGTGCATACTACGAGGCCCTCCCCTTTCCCTACAAGGACTCCATCTCCGGGAAGTGTTTCATGGCACAGATCACGTTCAATATGTACCTTCATTATCCGCTCGTGGGCGAGTACTGGTGCCATGCTGTGTACGATTCCTCGTATTTGAACACGGTGTTCTACGTGGACTTGATCCCGACCTCGGACTCGAGCTCGGGCATGCCTTCGGAACTGTTTACGATCTCTGTCCCGTCCTCCATCACTGGCCAGCCCCCGTTCGATGAATGCTCCTATGTCAAGAACTATAAGAGCAAATATTTCTGGGAAGATGCCGTGCACTTCTACTTGAGCGGGAACCAGGTAAGGGTCAAGACATATATCTATGACTCGGGCGGGCCCAGTGGTGACTGTCTGAAATGCTCATGTACCGCGGGCACGATAAGGACCGATTCCTGTTTCTCGTGCAACGGCTATTTCTATGTCTCGGATCAGCTCGTGGGCACGCTCTCTTCCAGATGGCTGGCCGGGGGTTTTCTCAGGTTCCGGATCTTGGCCCAAAGCTCGCTCTTGAGCTTTTCCATTTTCGACGGCGAGAGCTCTGTCGTGATCGGATCCGGGACCGCGATTTTGTACGCTCCCACGTCACTGGCCATCATCCCGGACGTGAGACCGTACACGCATCTTAAGCCGTACATGATGGGATACGAGCCCGCGGACAGGGAGTTTGCATTGGTCCAAGTCTCGAAACAGCCCAAGCCCCTGTACAGGGAAACCTACACCGCTCAGAGATGGGCCAGAACCGAGCATCAGTCCGCGGTCTTGAAGTCGTGCAACTACTCGATCGAGACCTGGGGCACGTACAGGTGTAAGTCCTTTGACATAATCCATTCATGGCCCAGGCCATTGGTGTCGGCCCAGCCAATGTACACGATTCAAGACTATAATCTCTACTTTATCGTGGAGTATGACCCGGTCTTCGTCATTCCATTGTACCCGACCGTGCTCGGAAGGATGAACGTGACTAAGATCATGAGGGCGGGAAGTTCCATGGGCCCGATCCTGATGTTTGACGATGGAGTTCTCAAGCCGTACTTCATGGACACGCTTCCTTACTTGACATTTGACACAGACCAGGACGCGATCTGGTACATGAACAACAATTCGTGCTCGTTCTTGCCCGTGGCTACGGTCATGGTTTGCCCCTTGGCAGATTATCAGATAGTGGTCACGAGCAAGGGGTGTTCCGACGTCCAGATATACCCCAGGTTCTGGAACTGGGACTTGTACTTTGACTCGGGATGGGCATATCCCACGGGCTATGCCGTGTCACTGGACGACTCTCCGGGCCATGCCGTGTTATATGCACTGAACGAGTCAGTGAGCGTGGTCGAGATCACCCTCCAGTACCTGGACGGGACATGGATCCTGTGCTATCCCGTGTTGCCGGTCAGGCCGTTCTGGAGTGGTCTGGACAGTTTCTATGTTCAGAGCCCGGAATGTACTCTAGGCGAATTCCTGACATGTGACTTGGCATGGAACTCGTACCAGATATCGTACTTTCCTCCCTTCTTGACTCCGTCAGAGGGCCCGTTTTTCTGCAATATCGAGGTCTCTATGCCAGACGTGGCCCCTTTCACGACCGTGGCTTCGGGCGTGGGCGTGGATCTTTTCCACATCAGGGGAGTGGCCGGGAGCTGCATAGAGGTCCATGCCGGGTACGTGAACATCACTCTTATCGATTCCGGAAACACGGCCTTGCCTCCGTCCAAGAACAGGATCGAGTGCCCGGTGAGGTTCCTGTCCTCGGCCACGGGCATGGAAGAATCCTGCTCCATCACACTGATCCGGGGTTCGAACTGGCCCTCGGTCCTTGACATGTCTCAGTCATTGGAATGGGTACCGTACATGGTCAACATCACGTCCACGACATGTGCCAGGGCACCGCTCATGCTCCCGACCGTGTACAATGGCTTGAGGGTGTCCCCGATGTATGTCGAAAACTGTACCTACTCCGCGACTTTTGTATCGGGCAGTGACGTGACCGTGTCATGGAGCGAGCCCTGGGACCTGTCAGTGTCCGAGAACGCAATCGTGTCCTGTTCCTTGAATTCGACTTATGACTTAAAAAACTGCACGGTCAGAACCGGATGCACCTTCAATTCCTCCTTTCCTGGTTTCTTCTCGGCTCTGGACATTTCCTTGTATCAGGACGACTTCCCGTACTATGAAAAGTGCGCCCCCACGTGCCTGTCTTTGAACAGACCTGATGCATGCAGCCCGTACAATTGGAAGATACCCTCCGGGTCCAGGTGCCCGACCAGTTCTCTGATCCCGGAAGGGATATGCCCCACGTCCGTCTCCACGGAAATGTTCACTGTCGTGGGCACGGCCAAGATGTGCCTCAGGGACAACTGCAATGTCCCGATCATGGTCATGTACGTGTTCTCGCACACGTACATTCCACGGACATATGCCCCGAGCCCGGGAATTTCCCAGGGAACGATAGTCTATCTGGCATTTCTAGTGTTCGTGCTCCCGATATTGTGCGGGCTCGTGGCATGCTGTTTGTTCGTGAGGTATTCCTTGAAAGCAATAAGGTACATGGAGAAAAGAATCTCACTGGACAGAGCACATGAGGAGAACCGGATAGTGCCTTGGAGGCACCTAAGGCACCGAGCGGAGAGCATTTCCTCGCAGTCGACTGTGTGACCGCAAGCGATCAGTCGCTCGGTCAAGCACAATGTCATGACAACTTAAAATTACGCGTACTTTTAAGATGTCAATCTCGGTGCACTGATAGTGCCCCTGTGCGTCCCCTCTATCCTGGCCAAGCTCTAGTCCTCTTCGAACACATCTTCCATTTCTATGCCCAATTCCCTCATCTGCCTCACGAGGTCGGATACGTTTACTGCACTGCTCTCGTTCGGGAGCCCGAGCTCGTCCATCACCTTGTCCATGTCCGTGTCTTGGGGCCTCATCCCTGCTCCGAGCAGGCCCTGCCTCGATGCTCCTGACTCGACCCCGATGTTGTCCATGTGCAGGGCAAGGTTCCATGCATCGGAAGTGGCCAGGAGCGCAGGCATGCCCGATCTCCCCTTCCCGAACACGCCTCCTCTCACCTCCATCTGCTTGGCAGGTTCCATGTCCTCCCACATCTCCTCGTCCATGTCTCTGGGAAATACAAGGTTCATTTCTCCGACTTTGACCTCTTCCTCTATGTCGGTCATGGCCCAGATCATGCCCAGCATCAACGCCATGTTCTGATTCTGGCAAAGGGTCGAGCCCTCCGACATGCTCTTGGCCATGGACTTGGCTTCCCTCAAGCTCAGTGCAGACAACTTGCTCACGAGCGCGATGTCCTCCACGTTCTGATTCATGTCCATGCTCTCTATTATGTCCGCTATCTCGTGTATCTCCATTATCCTGCGCTCCTCCGTGGCCGTGTCCTCTGCCCTCCTTCTTACCCTGTCCTTGAGCATCTCCATGAGATCGATCGAGGGAGTGCTAGTGCTCGATGACTCGCCCCAGTCCCCTTCATATCTCTCCTCTTCTTCTACGTTCAAGGTCTCTTCCTCGTCACGGCCCGCTGCAAGGTGTTTCTTCAACCTCTTTGGAGGGATCCCTCCCCTGGCAATGCTCACGACCAGGTGCGATGTCATGATCAGGTTGTCGGTCAGGGTCAGCCTCTCTCTCATGGCCTCTCCCAGCTTTACCCCCGTGGGGAATGCCTCGCTCCCGGCCAAGTCCTTGATCGGGTGCCGCAACATATGGAAGAGATTGTACGGTGTGTCGGCCAAGGACACGATGTCGGCCCTGGGCAGAGACCACACATCGCTTTCGAACGTGCTCATGATCTCGGGACTGATCGAGAACGTAATCACAGAAAATGGAAACGCCTTGTCCGTGTGTCTGCCCGTATGATCGGCCCTGATCGAAAGCAGGCATGCGGTTCCATACAGCGACGCGTTCAATTTCATGGACGCGTCCACGACGATGTTCGTGACCGTGTCCTTCTCATCGACCTGGTGCATGGCCCCGATTCTGGACCTGGAAATGGCCGCGATCACTTTTCCGGAGACGAGGTTGCATTCGGAAATGTCTTTGGAATCTGCCGGGACACTGTCCAGTATCCACGCCGAGTGCATGTACTTCTCCGACAGCCCGGCCGCGAGTTGGTCGTAGGACACTGCCGTGGACAAGAAAAAACCTATGTATCTGCCCACCTCCCCGTTCCTGACAAAAGTCTTGAACGGACCCCTGAGCCGACACCTGTACATGGACGTGCCACACCATCCGAGCCTTGCACTGACCCTGAGCACCTTCACTATCGACTCCATGCTGAGCAACACGACCGCCTTGGAGACCGATGCCATGAGCGATGCTTCCTTCGAGCCCATGAGTGGAGCCAGCCTCCTGATCACGGGCCGAGGCATGGTCAGGCCCACCTCGTAGTCCGATATCGAGTTCACCTGCATCTTCTTGGACCCTATCTTGGGCGCGCTCTGGATCGAGCCATCGACCAGGCATCTCTTCAAGGACTTCATCACCTCCTCGCTCAGGATCCTCTTCACTTTCACGCTCGTGTCCGCGTCCATGTGCAAGCTCAAGCTGCTGAACTCGTACTCGTCTCTCCTCGGCAGATATGGCAGTGCACATGTCGTGCCCCTGGTGAAGGAATGCCTTATCCAGTCTTCCCTGGCCATTTCTTCGTCTATGGCAGTGGTGCTGGTATTGCCAATGACATAGAAATTGCTTGGGAGACTGCTTTTGATTCTGTTCAACATAGCGCTCGAGCTCATGATCGCATCATCGACTCCCATCGTGCCATACGGCGCATGTCCTGCCATGACACGTTTCAGGTCCTGGGGGAGCTTCTCGTACTCGGACGGAGTCAAGCACGATGCCAGGCACCCGCCCAATATCCTCTTCTCGTCAATTCCTCTCTTCAAAGAACTGGACATGCCCAAGAGCCGGTACATGTTCGTCCTTCGACCCTTGACCTCTTTAATGTGCTCGGCATATATGGCGGACGTGTTGTCTTTCTTGATCACGGACGGGGACACAACCCGCGCAAAGTCCAGGGAAAATTCCGCCTCCTTGCTCAAGAATTCGAAAATGGGGCCTTTCCAAATCTCGTTCGCGTCCATGGGGGGAGTCAGGTTCATGACCAGACTCTCGAACGCCTCCAGTGCCAGGACAGTGTTCTCGGGCTTGCTCATGGCCAGGTACAAGTCTTTGGGCGCGATCCAGCCCGGCTTCAAAGCCAATGCCACGGGCGTACCCGGAGTCACGTACAAGCTTCTTCTCGTCCTACAGTGCGCGAGGTCGGATGAAAGCAAGAGAGGGGACGACTCTGCGTCTCCCTTCTCGATCGGGCCCCTGAGGTTCGACATCATCACGGAAAGGAGAGTGCCCATTTGTGTGGTATCGGTGCTGGCCAGCATCCTGGGCTTGGACCCGAGCAAGACCGGGCCGAGTTCATTGGCAAGTCTCAAGGTCCCCTTCCTGCGCCTGAGCATGCCCCTGATGCCGTTCATGGACGGCCACGACGAGGTGGGTAGTGTACTGACCGGGGCCGCGCCCAGGGACAGGGACGTGGCCGTGTTCATGCTGTTGAGACCCACAAACAACTCGTCCGAGTCCGTGGCCGCGAGCTTGAAGTCCCCCTCGGGCTGCCTCAATGAGTTAAGCGCGATTGACTTACAGTACTGGAGCGAACACTCTCTCCTGAGCGTGGAATTGAACGCGGCCGATGTCCTGACTCCCATCGGAGACAGGATAGAGGTCGCGGGGTCGACAGAGGGGATGCCCAGAACCTCTGGCGGGGCAAAGACAATGCACATTCTCCTGGCCAAGGCCTCGTCCATGCCCGCGGATATGTTCTTAATGTAGTGCTGCGCCGATGCCAAGTATAACGTCCACGCCCTGTGCGTGTCAATGCACATGACCATGTTCGCGACCGCCACCAGGGCTCCGTCCAAGAAGGAAGCCCCCTCCTTGACCGCGTCATTGCCCTTGTTCGCTGCATGTATCAAGTCCTCGCTCAGATTCGCACCCGTGTGCAGGGTTGTTGCCGCGTTCATGAACTTCCAATATGGAGGAATGATCTCCGGTCCCTGGTAGTATATCGTGTTCATCTCCGGCTTGTGGAGCGTCATCACGAACTTGCCTTCGTTCTCGATCAGGCCCGCCATCGCGGCCACGAGCGCGAAAATCCTCCTGGCCGATTGCACCATCAGACCCTTGGCCTGGCTCTGGAGCGTGATCGTGCACATGGAATCGTCAGAAGTCACGATCGCGTCCAAGTCCCAACCCAACTTCCGTTTCACGAGCTTCTTCATGTACCTGAGGATTGCCGCGTGCGCGATCGAGGACGAGACCCCCATAATGCCCTGCCCCGGCATCCCCTCTCCGACCTCTGCCCAGCTCGTGCCCGCGGGCCCGTATCTGCTCCCGCTGTGAAACTGTCTCGAGACTTCTGCCAGAATCTTGCCCGTGGACGTGGCCTCGTTAAAGGGATGCCACCTGGCCATGGTCGTGGAGTGGGCGCTCTTCGTTCTGCTGGTTTCATCATAGGTCACGACCGTGCCCAGTGCCTCTTTTATGAGCCCGTGCGGATACCTGACCTTCTTCTTGGTCGAGGTCAGGATCGCGTCCTGGAAGATGTAATACCCATTCATCGAGCTCGAGAGCGCACACGCCATCGACAGCATGGACCCTGACCGCTTGTTGGGGCCGAAGTTGCTCTTGTCCTGGTTCAAGTACACGAGCTCTATCCCTTCAACCATGTTCTTTCGGTACTGGGAATTCTTCACGGTCCTGTCAATCTCCCCGATCTTGTAATTGTTCGTGATCATGTCCTCTGGTATGGCAGCGCTCAGTTGCATGGACAATTTCTCGGTCAGGAGGCAAATGAGACCATACCCCACGTTCAGGGTCGAAATCTCCCTCGCCTTCCCGGCCTGGTTCTTGTCACTCTCCTGAATCAAAGGTTCTGCCGGGAGCAAACCCGCATACCTGCCCAGGATCAAGCTCATCTGATCGAGATAAAGGGAAGGGTTGACCATGACCGCCTGCGCAAATGCAGCAGGGTACGTGGCCTTGTCCCCGACCTCGATCAGCCTCGCGGCCGTGTTCACCATCGCGCTCGCCTTCCTGTACGATCTCACGTCCGCCATCGGAGAGAATTCTCTTTCGTCTATCGAGCCCCTCATCGTGAAGAATTCCGAAAGATCCTGCCCTATCAAGTCGTCTGGCGATCCCAGGGTCCCTACCTCGAGTCTGACATCGAGGTAGCACATGAGTTCGAACCAGTTGCACCCCTGATACGGGAGCGTCTTCTCTTGCTCGAGCCTCTTCGCGCCAATGCGTCTCATCAACTGGCCGGCATCGCTCAACCCGGAGCTCAAGACCGAGGTCAGGACAGAGATCTTGGACACGCCCCTGGTATTGGTTTCGGGGATATTCAGAATCAACGAAATGTCCTTGGTCGTGAACCCGTCCAGTAGCTCGGGATCGCTCATTTTCGCTTCATTGAGCGAGTCCATTTGCTTCCACAGGGCCAGCACATCGAGCGCCTCATATGGCGTTCTCCACTGCTTCTCATTGTTGTATTGCAGGTACGAGAAATACGCAGAAGTGTTTATCAAGGGGTCGTTCGATGCCCTGAGCAGGTGCGGCATCACGGTGAAGGTCTCTAGGTTGGCTCCTCTTAGGACCTCTTTCCCCTTCCTGTTCGAGACCTTTGCCAGAACACCGCACACGTACACCCCCAGCATCTTGAGATGGGGCGCGGACTCGGCTGAGGTCCTGAGCCTGATTCCGACAATTTTCGAGGGCGTGGCCAGGTAATCGGTCTCGAGCCCGCCCAGGCTCTGGTGCAGGTACCTCTGCGCCTGCATGGAAATGGTGTTCTGCTGCCTCGCGGACATGAACCCGGTCATGTTCGTGATCACTTCCCTTGACATGAAGTCTGGCCCTGACGACTCCCCGACATTGTCCCATCCCCCCCAAGAGCCCTCTGACGTGGCCAGAGTCGGCCTCGAGTGCACGAGGGATGCAGCCCTCACGGCCATTTTCGCGGGCAACTCCATTATCCACTCTATGTGCTGCCTGTCCCACGTGTCAAAGGGGGATGCTGTGATATGGAGCTGCCCTCCGTCACTGAGCAGCGACTCGGTCAAGTACACGGCCGAATGCTTGACCGAGACGCCGTCCCTCATAGAGATCAGTGGGGTCCTCCTGAAGTCGGCGTCGACCCTGATTGAGCTCAGGCTCAGGGTCTTGACATTGCACGATCTGAAATGCTCGGCCGGGGAATTGATGAAGGCCAGAGCAAGGATTCCGTGCGACGACGAGTTCAAGAGCGTGACAGTGTTCGGTTGCAGTCTCGAGTGCAGAGTTCCTGACAAGGCTCTGCAAATGGCAGCCTCCGCGTCCACGAGCATCTCCAGTTTATTATCCGTGATCATCCTCGTGTTCGTGAACGCGGCCGCGACCTGAGGCGGGGAACGCGCACTGAACACGAAATCCATCTTGCCCATGAACGATGTCGCGACCTTCTTAGAGTACGAGAACTCTGCAGGTGACAAGACACAGTCATCAACCAAGTCCTCGTACTTGTTCATGATTCCGATCGCGTCCTCGACAGAGACCTCGGCCGGGAGCTCGGCATGTTCCTTGGGCATGTTCGTGGACTTTCTCCTGATGAAGCGCAGAAACGAAGGGTCGGTGTAGTACTCGGGGTTCATCATGATTTGAACAAATGGCGCGTACTCCTTCACGTGCTTGGTCGTGATGATAAACCCGGACGGAATCGTGTTCGGCTTCTCTTGGTAAGACATGGTCTCCTGCTTGCTCAAGGGTATGTCCTTGGTGCCGTTCGACATCATGACCTGAGCTCTGCCAATGCACGGCCTCCTGACATATGCCACGATCTTGTGATAGAAATGAGTCTTCTCCGTCTGCGCCCTCGAGAAGTCGACCTTGTCCGCGAGCATGATCGGTCTCTTCTTTAAGTCCGTGCCATATGCCATACCATTGGTAAAGGTCGTCCTGTCCTCCCCTTCCGCGGAAAGTGCCTCTTGCACGATCATGAACATGAGATCGTGCTTGGCCAGCTCTGATGCCCCGGACCCGAGCTTAGACCCGATCTGGAGCGGGATCGGAGGGGCGCGCCTCATCACCTCCCTGTCCATGGAATGTGTCACCCCCTTCCTCCAGCACGAGACCAGTTTCTCTGCCTCTTTCAGACCCATGTCTCTGGCCAGAGACTCGGCCTCGCCCAGGAACGAGAACATGGACTTGTCATGTGCCTCAACAAACTTCAAGAGCTCCTTCTCTACCTCCCTTCCGTTCGCGGACATCTCCATGATCAGTTCCTTTATCTCGGTCTCCATCCCTCTCGGGGTCTGAGACTTGGCCATGATCTCGTCCATGAGCTGGTCCATGACCGGGTCCAGCTTCTCGTGCAGTGCCGTGTTCAAGGACCTGACCTCTTCCGGGCTCGATGACGTGATCCACTCCGCGATCATCTCCAGCGCACTGTCCCTGGGCGTCTTGTCTGCATGGAGTCCTTTCAGGCTCAGCTTCGGAAGCACGACATCCCCTCTCCACTGTGCAGTGTCAATGCTCAACACCATGCACACGACATTGATCGGGAGCGAAGCGAATTTCAGCTTCGAATCCGATTCCAGGTCCAATATTTTCTGCTGACACATGCCAATCCCCGAAGAAGTGACATCTATCAAGTACACGATCGGCTTCCCGTTCGGGGCCGCCTCCCTGCCCATGAGCGTGATGTCAGACGGGGAAGGCATCTCGTCGTCGTACTTGGAATCGACATCGAGCAGGCTCGCGTTCAGGGCCCATGCCAGGGTCGGAGCCAGGGAGGTCATTGTGACATAGTGGTCGAGCCTGCTTCCGATCTCTTCCACGACACCCATCTGTGTCTTTTTCGCGCACGGAGCCGACATCCCGGACCTGGTCCTGATCCTGTGCAGGATCAAGGCCATGTTCACGGGCACGCCCGACAGCAGTTCCTTTCTCACGGCTAGGCCGATGGTATCGACCTCGGACGCGTGCCTGATCGCGTCCACGGAATGGTCCCTGCACAGGCTAAACTGCTCAAGCGAGATCGACCCCTCCCTCTCCTGCTCGGACATGTCCAGGACCGGGGCCAAGCCAACGCCAAAGTACTTTGTCATGGACGGTTTCGAGGACATGATCTTTGACAACACATCTCTGTCTGTCACGGACAGTTGCGGGCTTTTGAGCTTGCCAGAGGACACGGCCCTGTCACTGGACAGGCTCAAGACCGATACGGGGCTCACCCCCGGGGCTTTGACCGTGAATACGGTTTGAGGACGGCCACTTGCATCCCTCTGTTTCCAACTCACTTGTTGCAGCTCCATTCTTAATGTTTTATGGGGAC